CCTTGGTTGACGTATAAGAGTCCATAATACTCATTATGCGTTATTCTAATGAAACATACTCTATGTTACATACTGTAGTCTGTATTTTAGTCTTTTGATTAGTAAACGTTACTATATAATCATTTACTGTTAAATCGTTTACAGATTGATACTTGTCCCCATTTTTAAAAACGATTTCCTGGAAAGATGATGTAGCGGACAATATTTTAGTCATACCCTCTAAGCAAGGATCTAAGGTAGACGATGTAGTGATAGATCCTGTTATCTCTAAAGGATTGTTTGAAATCATTGTAGTGATAGATCCTGTAATTGGTAAAGGGTTTGGGATATCGATGTTCGTAGATACGTTACCATTGATTTCCAATGGTTGAGGAATCTCACAAGACGATGGGTTGGAAATAGTTACGGTAAGATTTTTTAAAGCAGTCGTTAAGCTTTTGATTAAACAGCATAAACAGTTCATTTTTAAATTCTCCACAATAATAGGTTACTAAAATGGTTTAAATAAACCATTTAGGGTATTTATTTAACGAACAAGCATTGATAACCATTTCTTTTTATAGGTTTTATCAGCTTCTGATAAATCTTCATCTTTTTTTGACAAATATTCATCGAATACATGCGTTAAATATTCTCGAATGGTTTTTTCAGGCTTGGTAATTTCAGCCCCTGTATAACCATCGAAAATACTTGGTATAGATAATTCACCACACATTGTTTTTAAATCGTATCCCAAAAAGTTGTCAATAACGATTTTTAGAGGTTCTTTAAATTTGTAGGTCTTATATTTGTATTTGAACGTTTTATAGGTATAGGTTTTACGGCTCATGATTCCTCAACTAATCTAAATGAATAACCTTTCTTTTAATACGTTTCTCAGCAAGATTTTTGAGAGAAACTCCTTGAAAACCTTGTTCAATCGTGTATTCAGATGTTTCTAGAAATTCTTTAGTATAGTTGAATTGATCAAACATACGAGGATAGTATAGAGATATTGGTAATGAAGGCTCATTTTTCCACCATTGATCAGCTAATCTTGCGAATCTTTGGCGATCCATTGGTAATAATTTGTCAACATTATAGAAAGAGATGTATTGTTTAGAAACGATTTGAACGACACAAACAACTTCTTCTTTGGTTTTCTTGTTGAGTATAACAGTTAAGAATGGGTATTTCAATAACATTTTTGTGAGCCTTTTTGTAATCCTGCTGATATTTACTATTGACAATTTGATTTTTCTTGCTATAATACTTTTACACAAGATGTAGATTGATATTTTATAGAAAGGTAATATAAATGACTGACATACATGATATTATGAAAGACTTGGATGAAACATTATGTTTTGCTAATAACCATGAATTTCATATGATTAATCTGGAACTTGTAGCTATTCAAGAAGCTCAATGGAAGATTGAAGGTCTTTATGAAGAACTTCCTGAATCTATGGCATCTTCATTGAAAGAAACAGTTATTGATTATTTAACAAAGATGAAGGAAAAAGGTTCAATCTTTACCTATGCTGTAAATGATGATGGCTCTATAGAGATTATCCCTATGAATAAAGCGAAATACGATAGCCATCCGATTCGTTCAGATTACTACTTGACATTACCGAAAAACGATGATAATATTATCGCATAATATGAAAGGAAGTATGAAATGAGTATGAAAGTAAATCTTGGCGATATTAACTACAAGATCATTATGACCAACAAGCTTGATAAAGAGCTTAGCGGAGATGAGCCTAATAGAGGTATTTGCTATTATGAGGAGCTTAAAATCCTTTTGGATAAAGATCTTCCAGATGATTTAAAGATACAAACTCTTTATCATGAATTATCTCACGCAATTCTTGAACAGACATCATTTAATTCAATGATCGAAACAGAATTAACCGAACCAATGTATGAGGTTCTTATCGATAATCTTGGAAAAGCTATCGCCTCTCTTATCCATAACAATGATATTAAAAAACTTGAATCATATGTGAAAAAAGGATCTGATAATGACTAAAGAATGCATTGTTTGTAAAATCACTTCTATGCACGATCACCTAGATGATAGTAACCTTACTTGCTATACAGCCGGTGGACATATCTATGTCATTCCTAAAAAAATTGATGGAGAAAATTATTTTAAAATCAATGATTTAGTTGTTGGTATTCCTTTAGAATATCATTTACCTGATTGGATGATTGATTACTTTGGTGATATGAATCTTGATATTGAATGTTGCTCAGAAGGTGTTTTATATCCTTGCTTAACACTTGAAGAAATGGGTTTAAGAGAGGATTTAACAGAAGATCCTGAAGGAACATGGTATGTGTTCAATATGGCTTCAGAGTATGTAAAATTCAAGAAAGCTGAAGAAGGAACAGATTATACGGATTTTCTTAATCTAAAATAATTTATGAAAAACAATAGGTTATAATGACTGAAAAGAAGTTTAACATACCAGACGTTGACATTGACGTTTCTGACAAAACTCGAGCTAAAATGCTTGAGTCGTTAACGTATGTTCCAGCTTCAAAGATTACGGATAAGTCCATTGTTCCACATAATGTCGGTGTATACTTTTGTGATATACCACAGGATAAGATATCTGGTTTAGCCAGCATTGACTATAAAAGAGCTGAAGAAGAATTTGGTTTCATTAAGACAGATATTTTACATAACAGTATCTACGACAGATTTGAATCAAGACACGATATAGAGAAAATCCTTGAAGAAAAGCCTGATTGGAGTAAGCTTTATAAAAAGGATATTGTTGAATCGTTGCCTCATATAAACTCGTACTATACTCTAATAAATGATTTACCGAAAATCGATTCAGTAGAAAATTTAGCTAGACTATTAGCTATTATTCGTCCAGGTAAACAATATCTTATAGATACTGTAAAAAATGCTGGTAATTGGGAAAGCATTGATGATAAAATCTGGACAAAGGAAGATAAAGGATATTGCTATAAGCATTCACATGCCATTGCTTTTGCATTAAGTATTGTAGTTGCTATGAGCGATAAATAAGTTTGTTAATGGTTTTTAACGAACAAAGGAGTCTCCTAATGGTATATTTTGAAGGAAAAGAAACAGATTTGAATCTTGGTGATTCATCCGTTATTGTAAAGGTTGGCAAATAATAGGCTTGATAAATGCAAGACATCAACGTTTTTGTGAAAAATAATGAGTATTTTGCTTTAACGGATTCCACTAAAGGTGAACTAATGAATCCCCCTATGTATAATACTCAAATTACTTTATATAAGGGTATCGATAATCGTGTTCAATTCTCTGTAAAAGACAACGATAGAAAAGCATATCGTTTAAGAGATAGAGAGTTATACCTAACGATAATAAACCCTCTACAGCACAAAAAAATCGTCAAGAAACTATGGTGTCAGAATGCTTATAAAGGCATTTACGAATTAAAGATTACTGAAAAAGAATTAAGAGATTTTGAGTCTGCTTCTTACCAAGCATCAGTTGTTTCAAAAGATCTTGAAGGTGAAGAATATATGCTCTATTCTTCCGTAAATTATGACCCAGTATTTACTATAAGAATTGCTGAAGGATTTAGAGATACTTTCAAGCCAAGTATTGAGTTAGATCCTTCTACATTCTTGCATGAATACTATTCATCAAAAGTTGATGGTGAACGTTATGACTATTACGTTTCATCAAGAGTTAAGGCAGATGATTCAGACATTCATACTGCTTCAATCGTTGCTTCAAACGATTTCTTAGGAACTGTTTCATTAGAAGGTTCTATGGAATCTAACCCACAAGATTCTCAATCAGATTGGTTTAACATCGAAACAATCGAATTCAATGATGTAGTAGACGGTGAAACTCAAACCGTTGGTATAAATCATCAAGCAAATTGTTTATGGATACGATTCAAATATACTGTGAAAGCTTCTGCAAGAAGCGGTAAAGTATTGGAAATCGTTTACCGCAATTAATTTACCGCAAATAATTTACCACAAATAATTTACGTAAATTATCGTATAACTGATATTATGTCTTCTTCTTTGAGCAACATTGGATATGTTTCAGAGAGTGGATCTAACTATATGAAGTTTAGCAGTGGTAAGCTTATTCAATGGGGTATTCAAACAGTTTACACAAGTTCTAGTACACAAACAGTAACATATCCAAAAGCATTTTCCGCAAAACCTGCAGTAACAGCTGGTCGTGTAAACACTTATTCAAGTTCATCTGGTGGACGTGTAACAAGCATTTATAGTCAACCATCAACGACATCTTTTAGTTATTACGTATACAATCAGACTGAAGGTGGATATTTTATGTGGATTGCTATTGGAAGCTGTTAATATCCCATTGCTACCCAACGCATACCGTTCAGAGCTGTCGTCCTGTATGCCTTGAAGTTTGAGCTTGTCATACTTCCAAGTCTGCAACCAAAGTCGTTGTATTTCGCTGAATAGTGACCGCAAATAGCAATCCCGTAGTTCGTTGATGTAAATGATGTTGGAAAGGTAATAGTGGTACCATCACTTGATAAACTATTGAACCCCCATTGTAGTATTATTCCATTCCCAAGCTTTACATAACCATTTTGACTTTTACTAATTCCTGTTGTTGTAACAACTGATCCTAACTTAGATGAGGCTGGTGCAGTTACATATGGTTCACCATTATTGTAATGCAAAATTATATTTGCATTTGCCGTTTCTTCTTCATCAAAAACAAATAAACAGGTTTTATTATCCGTCCCATTATCGTAAAATTCTACCGTCCCATATGCTTTGTTATTTTCGTCTTCACCTGTTAATGCTCTGATTTGACTTGTTTTTATTTTATTTGTAAAAGTTTTTTCGCCATTTATTGTTTCGTTTCCATCGAGCTTAACATATAAAGAATCATTTTCACTTTTTTGTGAGACCATAATATCAGTTATACGACTATCAATCACACCTTTGCCAGTATCCGTAAGGTTAGATAAATCAGTATCCATCTTATTATCTGAACTGCTAGCAATCAAGCTGCTCCCAAGGCGTAAACTCATCTTTCTTTCCTACAACTATTATTTTTAAGATTCATTTCATAAATTATTTATGAAATGAACTGTTGAAATCATCGAAATAAAAATATCAGCAGTATCACTTTCTTGACACTGCTTTTAAAATATTGAAAATAAATGATTTATTTAATCATCCAAGAAATATACAGAAACCATTCATACAACCATTTCAAAAATCGTTTAACAACCTTCATAATAAATCCTTTACGTAAATCATTTAATACCATATTTGTTGATCATATAAGTGATAACGTGGTTCGCTAAATCGTTTAGAGTACCATTATTTTTAAAGAGTCGATCAGGATTATCAATTCCAATCCATTTCCACTCTGATTCGTGAATGGTTTTAAGTTCAACGATTTCATTATAACGTTCTGATACATCATTTCCAGCAATAATTTCTTGACCAATGCTTTCACAAGTTTTATACCAAGATGGTAGTTCTCCACGTTCTACACGCCAAATAGCACCTTTATTTTTTCGAATCATTTCAATTTCATTAGGAAAGCGAACATCTGTAATGACATAGTTTTTATCGGGGTTTTCTAAAAGCGTTTTCTCTAAACAATCGACCCAAATGTTTTCATGAAACTGGTTTCTTAAAAGATTTGTTCCGAGAATTTGAAGAGCCATTCTTGGGGTAAAATCTTTTCCAAGCTTTTCCGACCAGAATTTATCAGGCTTTTCTCTGATTTCTCTATCTTCTGGAGTTTCACCAGCAAGCATTTTACGATCCATTCCAAATAATACCGAAGCAACATCTTTCAAATGTTTTGCAAAAGAGAGTTTTGTAAAGCCATACTCTTTAACTAAAACATCTCCAATAGAATCTTTTCCTGAATTTTTCAGTCCACAAACGCCGACAAGCATTATATTATTATCTCCTTAATTCCATAGTCTATTCAAGTTTTTACCAAACCATTCATTAAATTCTTTACGGTTTTTATCATAGTCTTCAAATGATTCATTATCATCATCTAACAAAATGGCTTCAAGCTTTGCTAATTGTTCATGACATTCTTTATGCCAATCATCATCTTCAGTGATTCCCTCAGATATTTTCAAATATGCCTTAAATCTTGGCAAAAACCATTGATAAAAGGTAATATCAAGATTCCATAACTCACTATCATCAAATCCTCTTGTAAGCCTTTGATAAAGATCATAAAGCTTATTCTTCAATCCTTTTGGTCTTAAATAGTCGTAATAGAATCTATATAACCAACAAGGGATTAGGTCAAAAGCTTTATCGTTAAGCTTTTCCCAAAATGATTTTCTTGCTAAAAATTCTTCATAAGTCAATGGCTTATCACCCATTTTAATCTTTTTTGTCATTGATGTTCTCCTATTCTTTACGGAAACTATTATATTGTGAAATTTACTGGTTGTCAATCATTTTATTAAACGATTTTTTGCCAATTCTTTCAATGCTTTAACTTGATCCTTTGAGCGTAAATGATGTTCACAAAATTTGATAATCTTTGTCAAGTATTCATTATCAATGTCTTCTTCCCTATAACATCTATCATATCTATCTTTCCAGATATAGCCATTTTGCTTTAGATCATTCCATTCTTTTTCGAGAACATCATCAAGACACCAATCATCTCCATAATCTATTCCGTTGTCTTCAGCCCAAGACATTTATCTATTTCCTTCTACCAATCCTTTTACAATCATTTCGATTTGTTCAAGAGTACAATGATCTGCTATTGTTAAAGTTTGTTCAATACCCTTATTACTATAAATGAAATCAATTAGACCATCTTTATAACAATTAATATGTGATCTATCGTTAAGTTCAGCTGTAAACATTGCTTCACCATATCTCAATAAATAGCCAGATAATGTTTTTTCGCCATATTCTTCAAGTCTTTTACAAAGTTCTTCCCAATTCATTTCAGTTCTCCATTGCTATCATCATTACCCACATTTTATCAGGGGTTCTACCATGTTCCTCATAGTCACAATTAGCAGGACCATAAGATACTACACCGTCACTGTAAAAGAATATCTTATCATTTTTTGTTAATGATTCGACAGCAACGTGCTTACGTTCTTTGGTATTATAGTAGTTTGTTATCTCCATTTTATACCCAAGTGCTGAAGCTTTGTCCTTCAACTCACCCCAAGTCATTTTTAACGCTTCCATAAGCTGATACATTTGCTCATAAGTTCTGTGCTTATATTTGACACCATTAATTTCTACATTCCCATTTTCCCAAAACCACCAATCTTTGACATTATTTAAAACTCCATTACCATCGCCATCATTAAATAATGCTGTATAGCCAAGCTTTTCTGCCTTTTCCACTAAATCTTCCCAAGACATTTTATCACTCCTTTTTATTAAATATCTGGACGAGTAACATCTCTCAAACTGTTCTTAAATTGTTCATCAACTCTTGTGAATAAACCATTCTTACAAATTTCCGCATAAATCGGTTTCTCAAGATCAAGCATTTTAATAACTTTTGATGGCGGAAATTTTAGAACCTTTGATTCTTTATTAATAAGATATTCATTTTTGTCATAGCCTTTAATGTCTATAGTAACATCATCTTTACCAATACAACAAGATAGCTGTACTTTAACCTCTGTAATTTCATCATTAAGATATTTCAAGCTTTCCAAATGTTTTAACGCCATATATCTAGCATAAAGGTTTAATGACAAATCTGCTTTATGTGGCTCTTTAGTCCATGGTGATCCACCACCAACGTTACAACCACTACCATAAAAATCTACCACAAGTTTTCTACCGGTAATTCCACAATCACCAATACTTGAATGCGTTTGATAAATGCCTGTTCCATTAATAGTAATAGGGAAATTAACAACACGATAGTTTGCCTTAAAGAATTCAGTAACCTCTTCTTTAACTAGTTCATATTCCTCATCATTTAATACAGGGATAGCAACTACAACGTTTGAAATCTTTAACGGTTTACCTTCAGTGATGATATAAAACGTTTCTGGTTCTGTTTCACCATTAGCATTCATTTTATCATATTGATATTGCGTTAAATATTTTACAGACTTTGAAGCATTCTCGTCAATCTCTTCCATCGTTACTTGTGTCTTAATATCTAGACCACCAATATTTTTCTCTACAGCATTTTTATAAAGATATTGTCCTAAAGCTTTTGCGATATAATAGTCTGGTGAAAAATTGTCATCAATGGCTGAAGCGTGAGCATAACCATAGAAAATCCCTTGGTCTCCCCAACCATCATTATCAACACCTTGAGCAATATTTGGTGATTGCTTTGAGATAATCGTTTTTACTTCAAGCTTGTCTTGTTCAATAGCATGTTCACCCCATTTTTTACTATACTCTTTTGTATAACCAATGTTGTTTAAAGCCTCTTTTACAAGCCTTTTATAATCATTTTCTGAACGATTTACCGTAGAAGTTATCTCCCCACCAAGAATTACAGTATTATTCTTTACCATAACTTCTAACGCAAATCGTGTCTTTGGATCTTCTCTTAAATAATCGTCAAGGATGTAACTCGAAATATAATCAGCAGTTTTATCTGGATGCCCTACTGAAACCCATTCACTAGTTCGTTTCATAAATCATTTACTCCAAAATCTTTTAGCTAGATTATAAGGCATTAGATAATTTATGTCAAGATTTTTTATTAGATGATTTTTTAAACGATCGCATAATGAGTATTATGGACTCTTATACGTCAACCAAGGGATCAAAGTATGTAAAAATCAATGGATTAATAATGCAGTGGGGTACTGTCTCTCTGGGTTCTACGACTTATACATCATTTACATTTCAAGTTCCATTCAGTTCAACCGATTATGTTCTAGTTGCTGAACAAATTCAAAATAATAGTTATTGGGGACAATACACGTGTTACGATAAATCGACAACAGGATTTGGAATGGTTAAATATAAAGATGCATCAAAGTTCAACTGGCTTGCAATAGGTTATTAGTATTTGATTATAAATTTTAGACATAATGCAGGTGGCTGAACGGTAGATGAGTTTCCGTAAATTGAACTACATCGTGAAGCGTTAAATGAAGCACCAGAATCTTTGCTTCCGCCAGTCTTTGTATTTCCGTCAAATGCACTTTGATCAATGAACGAAAACGCTCCAGAACAACTAACGTCATATGTTTCACCCATACCAACAGTACCAGTAATATTAGGCAACCCAGCAGCTTTAGTGACACCAATGTTTGACGTACCGCTAGCTCCCCAAACGGTTTTATCTGTCATGTTTGGCAAATTGAAAGTTGTTGAACCATCACCACTTCCATATATAGTTCCAATAGCACTGTACAGGCTTGAGTAGGTTGTTCTTGAAACAGCCGATCCATCACAAACAAGCCATCCACTCGGTGTTGACTTACCAGCAAATGCTGATATAGATCCAGGCGGCATAATACTCATTATGCGACTATTTACAAAAGAGGTTGTAGCAATCTTGCTAGATACATCAGAAGTTGCAGGTGTTGGAGCCCACGTATACGCATCGCCACTAACTGGATAGCGAATACCAATGCTATTCGTATTTGATGATCCGGAAATAGGCTGTCTAACGTGTAAGAATGCATTATTTGAACCATCTGGTTCAACAGAAGTAGCGACAGTAGATATTTCAACATTGTTTTTATCACGAGTTGAGCAACCACCATACCAAGACAGGCTTGGAATATCACCGTTAGCATATGCTAGGTTTCTGTTTAATACTCTTAATTCTCGATAAGTGTCGGTAGCATTGTTCTGAATAATAGCACAACCCTGTTTGAAGACTTTTACTCCGCTAATAGCTTCAGTACCAGATTTATGAACCACTGTATTTGAGGTATTGTTTACCCAAGAAGTTGTAGCAATATGAGTTGAGTTATCAGTTGCAGAAGATGGTGTTGGGGCTGATGAGTAAGCTACACCATTTGCATCAAAACCTACTGTTAGGTTAGACCAAGTGCTATCGTCGGTAGGATGACGAACATACACACCTTTATATACAGATCCATTACTGTTATGTGTATGCTCAAACCCACCTAGCCAACGACCGTTCTTGTCCGAGATGCCATACTGATAATATTGAGTTGTACTTGGAGTTGTACCGCTTACATCAGTTGGGTGGTTTATATTGAATTGGTTTGCATTGGCAGAACCTCTAACTAATGAGGTAAAAGTTTTAACACCTTCAACAGTTTCATTACCAGTTTTATGAACAACATCAGCATTTGTAGAAAAATCGCTATCATTTGTCAAATCAGATGTTTTCTCAGGTATATAAGGCTTATCATCTAAGTCATTATAGCTATTTGAAGAACCAACTGAAGATATTGATTTAACATCAGCTTTTTGATCAAGAGCATATTTAAGGTCATATTGTGAGGAAATATTTCCTTGAATAAGACCCCAAGAAACAGCACCTATCTGTAATTGTTTAAGCTTGTCATCAATTTCTTGTTGGTTATATGTTTCAGTCTTGTCGTATTTAAGGTTTAGAGCGGATTGTGTTTCATCATAACCAGCAATATCTAAGTCTTTCTTAGTCATACCAGGAATGAACACATATTCTTGTTCAACGTTGTTATCATCGGTAACAATCAATGATGGACGATTATTTAAAGCAAGATAATCATACATGTCGTCTTTATAGTTGACGCATAATTGTTGATCATCATTCAAATAAACATCACTACTTAGTTTAATACCACCTAAATCATCTTCAGTAGCACCTTGTAAATAATATTCTGAAGGGATATATGGTAAATCACTTAAATCTTTATAGCTGTTAGAGAAAGCAACAGGTGCAAATGTTGGCTTGTTGAGAATGTAAGCATCACCATCAGTAGCTTCCCAATCTGCATTGACATTAGGATTGGTGTTCTGTAAAACACCACTACTCAACTGAAGACCGAATCCGATCTTCATTGCGTTTTGCTTTTTGTTTAATGCCGCTTGAGTCGCTGTAGATATAGGCTTATCAATATCAGCAGTATCGTCAACATTTGCTAATCCAACCTGTTTTTTAGTTACTTTATGAGGGTTAATTTGGCTGTTAATATGATTATAAAGCTCGTCTGCATTAGCTTTTGAAGCAAGCTCTGATCTTACAGCATAGCCTTCCATTGATTCAGAAAACTCATCTTTTGTTAAATAATCGTCTAAAGCGTCTGAATAAGCTTTTTTAAGAACATCTGCTTTAAGTTCTGCTAAATCGTTTTTAACAGAAGTATCGTCATAGTTATATACATTAGCTAAACGATATTTTTCATCTTCTGAAATCAATGTTTGTCCATCTTCTTTAAGAACACGCTCTTCTAAAAGATTATTAACTTCATCCTTTGTATAAACGTCTTCAGAAAACGTTGACCAATAAAGTACTCCATTACTATCGATTTTTAAGAATTTATTGGTATTGTTTCCAATGGCAGGAAGTTTAAGTAAGCCTTCAAATAAAGAATCTACTTCAGCTTTGCTATAAGTGTCGTCTTTATCACACTTTAACTCTAAAAGCTCTTCATTCATCTCTGAAGTTACATAGCTTCCTAAAGGCTGAATACCATAGTCTGCTAAAGTTCTTTCACCATCGATTTCAAAACCGTTTAATGAAGGTTTATCTTCAACATCATTGTATGAAATAGGGTTGTTAAAGTATGGTAAATCACCATATTTGTCAACACCATTACCAACTTTGATCTTAACCTTCGTACTATCAGTCTGAAACTCGATAGCCATTTCGCCTTTAGCTAATATTGGGTTTTGTTCTAACCAATTCTGTCTTGTATCACTACGCAAACGAATGTTATAAGCAGTATTTTCAGCCATTTTTATAAATCCTCATTTATTATAACAGTATTTATTAGAAGCGATTGCCTGTATGCTTTCCTAAAGCCCTAACTTTGTGTAATAATTCGGTACGATTGTGACAGTTAAACGCTTGGGTCAAACGTCGTACATGTCCTTTTACGGTGTTTTCAGATAGTCCTAATTCATATGCGATTTCTTTATTACTCAAGCCTTTATCTAACTCTTTGATTATACGAATTTGTTGCTCAGTAAGGTTATCTAAATGCTCTAATAAATCGTTTGGAACGTTTTCAATAATATTTGCACCACATATTTCACCAAACGTTTCTTCATCGTATACAATAAATGCTTTCATTAAATGGTCTCCTCTAAAGTTGTTGTCAAAATATCTTGATATCATTTCCAGAATATTTATGCCTAGAAAATCATAAAACACTAATGCACTAATATAAAAGATAAAGATTTTTCTTTTCAAAAAATGCTTTATTTTCAATGATTTACGTTAGATATTCGGTAAATGATTCGTGTTAAATATTATTGTCAAAGGGGGTAGTAAACCATGAACACATCTTATGAAAAATTATCTTTTTACAATTCATTCTTTAGTGGAATGATTGACGGAGATAATATTATGACAACTGATTTCTATGGTAATAAACAACCTATTGGTGTTACTTTAAAAAAGTATCAAGAAACCAAAGATTTACTCAAGACATATTATGACAAGCTTGTTGAGTTGGGTGTTCTTGAAGAAGAAAAAACACCAGAGGAAGTCGCCAAAGAACAGCAAGAAATGATGAAAGCTATGATGCTTCAAATGAAGGAAATGCAAGAGAAGATTGATAGCTTTGGAGAATGTAAAAAGGAGAACGAAAATGATGAACGCAGGAAAAATATCAAATATCGTGAACAAACTGCCACTGAGTCAGTCACAGAGGCAGAGTCTCAACCAATCAATCGAAAAGGCAAAGGAAATTCTCAATTCGGTGGACGACCCGAAAGAAGCATTGATTAAAGCGAATATTGATAGATCGTTTCTTGCTAAGCTGAAATCATATATCAATAGTCCGATGGCAAAGTTTATTATACCTATGGTTGGCTTGAATAAACAGACTGCTTTACAAAAGCTTAATGAGTTAGAAAGAGAGTTAGATGATACTCCTGAAGACTCACAACCATCTTCATCTGGTTCTAAGGGCTTTACAGATGATCTTGACAAATATAAGAAAGGCTTAAAGTCTTTCAAATAAGCCCTTGAAATTATTATGTTAATTATTATGTTAATTATTATAAAGGAGAAAAACAATGGAAGATGTAATGTCAACAGGTTCGGAATTTAGTTGGGGTTGGGTGATCTTTTTGATCCTTATCCTATGGTTCTTTGTCGGCGGTGGCTTTGGTGGATTCGGAGCTTTCGGTGGCTATGGCAGAGGTTCTAATGTAGCTTCTTATGGATTAGGGGATATCGCTGGTATTCTAACTGCTATGAACTCAAACAACAGTCATGGGGATACAAACTGTGAAGTTGAAAGACGTGCATTAGTAACTGCTTCTGAAACCAACTATCGTATCATCGACCAAGCTCAACAGACACGTAACACTGTAGAAGCCACAGCCGCTGCTACACAAGCTAAGATGGATTTCTATGCTTACCAAGACTTACGTGATCAGTTAAGCGAGGCCAGACGTGAAAACACAATGCTTCAGAGCCAGTTATATTCTGACGCCAAGTTCAATGCTGTTCAGTCTGAATTAGCTAGTATTTCAAGTAAGATGGCATTGAAGCCTGAAGTATATTCAGCTGGTGCTGTATGCCCAAATGCTGCTGTAATCAATGGTTTAGGTTTTAATGGTTTCTCATATGCTTATCCATACAGTGGTTGTAATTGTTCAGGAAATGTTCTTTCCTAATCATTTAAGTTAAACTTTATCAGGGTGGTGGAAAACCGCCACCCTTGAATTATTAAGGAGAATTATTATGACTTGTGATATTTTGCACATAAGAAGTTTGTCAATAGCTTACAATACTGCTACAACTTCAGCAACCTCAAATCTTACGATAACAATACCTTCTGCTACATTAACTAACGGACAGGTGTTTACATTAGATATTGCTCAATCATTACCAACAATTACTGCTGGTGATAATCCACAAGTAATTATTACAGATGGTTCAAGTACCTATGATTTGTTCTTAGGAATGGGAAACTATGTAAGAGCTTCTGCATTAAAGTGCCGTAAGCGTCTTGTTCTTGTATATGGCTCTGATCCAACTCATGTATCAGTCCTTTCGCCTTGCTTGAGAGTATTATAAGGAGTGAATGATGAGTTGTAGTTTTAACCTGAATACTTGTAAAAATTGTCCAAGATATAATGGTTGTCTAATACAATTAGTATATGCTAATACCATATCGTTGAAAAATATTTTAGACAGCATTGATCAAAAGATTGAGGGTATATCTTCTATAAATGCTTCAAAAATATCTACAGACGATTTAGCAAGCATAAAGATTGAGTTAAACGGTGTCAATAAAGCATTAACAAAGATTGAGGAGACAAATGATGAACGAGACAATAATGTTAATAGTTTGCAATCTGCTACTGCTTCTATTGATTCTAAGCTAGATGATCTAATAAAAAGCTATAATTCTTATGAGTATATACCAATAATTAATAAGGATGATTCAAATGATTGATTTTATTAAATATATGGCTTTAGGATGGGTTGTTTATACACCAACGGGGAGAAATTTAGCTAAAAAGGTTGGCAAAAATGCTTTCAAAATGATTAAGAAGCAAATAGAGAACAATCCTGACTTAAAGGAACTCTTGATGATTAAAGACGCTTTATTAGAGGATGACGATGAAGAATCCATTGAAACAGATTGCGAACAGACTAAAGACAACAGATCAAAAGATTGATGAAATCTATGACCAGATTGTTAATAGTGATAATTTTCTTGACATACTTAGCTCTATCAATATGGCATTCAGTTTTTACAACTCGTTTTTAAATCGTTCAGCAATACGAAATGATGATATTATGAAAGAGCTTAATAAACAAGATAAGGAATACTTTGAGCAAATACTACAACTATTAAAAGATATTAAGGAGAATCATGATGATGATAAACGATAGAACAAAAGCTTTACCAACAGTCTATGAGGCAAAAGAAGATACTGAAGAAAAAGAATGTGATAAAACAACAACTTATACAATAGATGATGTTATGTCAAAAATGTCTGATTTATTTGGTGCTACAATGACCTCTGACGAGATTAAAGACTTACATAATTGCTATCACGAACTAGATAAACGATTAGCTATTATGGAAGCATTGGTAAGTCATATGATGAAAGAAAAAGAGAGGGCTTAAAGCCCTCTCCCTTTTAATGGGTTAGAATTTGTAATCCTCTGGGTATTGTATATAAGGTAGTAATGCTTCAGCATACTTGATAAGCTTTTGATCAATTTCTTTATCTTTCATAGCTTCCTTAAATGTTTCAGGAGATAGATAATCCAAGCAAAGAACACCTTCAAGCTTTTCACCAGCTACAACAGGTATCAAGATAACTGCTTTGCAACCACGAGCATTAAAGCGTTCAATTGTTCTTGCGTCAAATTTGCTGATATCTGAAGATATTATTTCACCACCACTTAATATGTTGTAAGCACCTTTTTCTTGAGATTCACAGATCATCTGAATATGCTCAAGCTCTGATGTTACACCGTTTTTAATAGCTTCATAAACGGCTGAATGATATAGCTCATCATTCTTTTCAAAATACTTACAAAGGATTGCTCTAGAAGCAAATTCTTCTCTCATAATTTCTTCAAGCTTTGATCTAACAATCATAGGATAAGAAGAATGTGGAGCATATAAGCGTTTAACGACATCGTTACTCATCGTTTTACCATCAAAGATTTCTGCTTTAAGATCTCCATTAATAACATTCATAGTTTCACATAAGTCATTGAAAATAATATTTAAATAACCATCTAGTGTGTTAAAGGCTAGATAAAGCATTGTAGTCGTATTGGATTCACAATCTGACTCTAAATAGTTCTTAATAGAGTTGCAGATAAGCTGTCTGGAAATGTCTGATACCACATAAAATTTTATTAAGAATTTCTGTGGAATACCTCTTTCGTTAAACTTTCTCTTTTGTGCAAGATTTTCTTTGGCTAAACAGTCCATTAAATAAGTAGAAGCAAGTTCTTCATCAATACTGTCAACATCAATCTCGTTGACAAATTTTGTTAAAGCTTCTTTCATTGTTTCATATTTGATTCTAATGACTTCTTTAGCCATCTTTTCCTTATTGTTGATATAATCCTCATCACCTGGGTGAATGTTATCTCTTAAATGTAATGAATCAATACCAACTGATAACCAATACTCTAAATCTTTGAAAATAGGATGATTTTGTAAGTCTTTTTTGCTATATGTTATGTGCTTCTTTTTTCTAAAAATTTTATCAACTATTAGCTTAAAGAGTGATATCCATTGTTCCTTGAATAAGGTTATGTTAAAGAGTATCAAAAATACCCAGAAACTGATACCCATATCTTTGATATCATTCCAAATAGTTAATACTGTGCTATTGTTTATTGCCTCGACTTCCATTTCATTTTTCCGTAATAATTTACCTGTCATTATTTATTGAAGATTTCATAAAAATCCTATTGACAGACCGTTTATTTATATGATATAAAACAATTATAGGGTGAAACGGTTTATATAGAGGATATGATGACAACTTTATTAGCAGTATTGATTACATTTTGTTGCTTGTTTCGTATTAATTTAAGTCTTGAATTTCTTTCACAAAATATTGGAGAATCACATAGTTTTATAGTATACATATTACCGCTTATTCTTTTTTCCATATATATGTGCTACCCTGTTGTTAAAACCATTCTACTAATGGTTTTGAAGTAAATGCTATTTTTTGCTAAATATTCCATAATAGTTGTAAGGAGTCTATTATGGAAGAAAGAATTAGTAAAAACTTTACTTTATCAGAATTAACATATTCTAATACTGCTAAAGCTAAAGGCTTATCAAACGTTCCTTCAGAAGCTGAATACAATAACATGAAAGCTTTATGTGAAAACGTTTTACAGCCTTTAAGAGATAAGTTAGGTAAACCGATTAGCATAAATTCTTGCTATAGAGGTACTTTATTAAATGAAGCCGTTGGCGGTGCTAAAACCTCTCAACACCTAAAAGGAATGGCTGCTGATATTCATGTAAATGGTATGACAATGTACGATTTAGCTTGCTATATTCGTGATAACTTACCATTTGACCAATTGATTCTCGAATATTCCGATGGCAAATATTCTGGTTGGGTACACGTTTCATACAATAATGGTGGAACACAACGTAAACAATGTTTGACTATCAATAAATCCGGAACAAAATCTGGTTTGATCGTATAAGAAAAGGGCTTATTTAAGCCCTTTTTTAATTATCCATTTTCTTATCATTACTGTGCTAAAATAATCACTACACCATTTGCTAAACTATCAGAAGCAGTTGGTACATTAAATGTTGTTGATCCATCTCCTTCACCATATGTTGTTCCGATAACCTCAAACAGTTTTGAATAAGTTGTTCTGCTTACCTCCTGCCCATTACAAACTAGCCAACCATCTGGTGCTGTGCTTCCAGCGTATGACATAAGAGATCCCACATATAATAGTCCGCCAGATGATCCTTCTGTATCATCACTTGGTGTAATGTAAAACTCGTCTTCTTTAATCTCACCATTGGCAAGCATTTCCTGATATTGAGCATTTGATACTTTGTTAAAAACCAAACTTTTCAAGGATGTTTCTACATAACTCATTTGTAATAAACCTTATTTGTAAACTTCTCTAATATGATTATTTATAAGAAACGAATAACAAAAATGTATAACAAAAAGAAACCAGAAGAAAATCTTCTGGTTTCTGATTCTGCTAGAGAAAAACGAATTAGTCTTCCCAAGTACGAATTGTAGCAATTTCGTGAGCAGCGATAGCTTCATCACGAGCAGTAGCTTCGGCAGCAACTGCAGCAGTGATAGCTTCGTCACGAGCAGTGGCTTCAGCTTCATCAGCAGCCTGACGAGCAGCAGCTTCAGCGGCGATAGCTTCATCACGAGCAGTAGCTTCAGCTTCAACAGCAGCCTGACGAGCTTCAGCTTCAGCAGTATCAGCAGCTTCGAGAGCGGCTTTATCTGTTGCATATGTTTCGCTGTCGACTTTCTTTGCTAATTCAGCTTCGATTTCTTCAGTTGTTGAGTAACCAGAAAGGTCAACAGTTTCTGATAATTTATCCCAACCAGATTCTGTCCAAACATAGTTAGAACCAGTATCAAGAACGTTGTAAACATCACCAACGATCTGATCAGCTGTTGGTAGAGCATCATAAGAATCAACAGAACCTTTTACACGGTAAACAGCTGAAACTTTAGCATCAACTTCTTCTTTTGTATAAACTGCAGAGGCATCAGCTTTAAGAGCTAGAGCTTCTTCAACGTCACTCTTGTTAGCTTTGAGTTCTAATGCAGCTTCAACGTCAGCAGCGTTTGCTTTAAGAGCAATAGCGTCATCAAAATCACTCTGATTGACGGATTCATCAGGTGTGATATAGAATTCGTTAGCATTTAACTGACCAGCGGCTTTCAATTCTTCATATTTAGCCTTAGATAGACGGTTAAACACTAATTGTGTTAGATTTTCATCAGTAGTAGCCATATTTAATTCCTTTAAAATAAAAGTTATAACTTTACGTTATTATTTATAATTTCAAGTCATCTTCAGCACTTCTTTCATAGGAAATGCTTTCATCACCTAGTGGTAAATCGTTTGATAATGATCCGGATTTAATATTTTCATAAGTATCATAGCTTACAACAATAGAACCAGATGTTTCATCATATGATTTAACGAAGTAATAATATTCATTTACATCATCTGAAACGACATACAAATCGCCTGATTGATTGTAGATGAATTTACCTACAGTCTTATCATCAATAGCTTTTGTGTAAATGGTTTCAGCTTTCAAATATTTATAAACAGCGTCGGAAGTTCTTTTCCAAGCTTTTAATTCACCGAAATAAACTAGTTTATCACTTATCTTGATAATTTTGTTGTTATCAGGATCGAGACCAACTAAATCGGTTAATTTTTCCTCTACTGCGTCAGCAGTTGTAGCGTATAGTGTCATATAAATGTCCTTTAATTAATCGTCAATATAATGAACTGTTGCCAATGGTTGTGGTTTCCAGGTTGTGTTCTTTTGATCCCAGACAATCATATCCCCATCTTGCAAGTTAGCATATACGTTTTCAGAAAGTTGAACGACAGGTTTCGTAATATCAACGACTTCCTTGATTTTTTCAATTTCCGATTTATTGGAAACGGCGATTGCATTCGTGTCTTCCAGTTCGACTTTAACCTCATCAAAAAGTTCGTCTTTAACTTCTTTGAGATCATCTTTTGTGGCAAACTTGTCGTCTGCTTCTTCTTTATTATATGTAGACTCTTTAAGGTTTTCAATTTGTTCCTTATTTGAATCTGCAATCTCTACGACTTTATCAAGTTCTACCTTGATGTTATCAGAAATTTCTGTTTTAACGCTTTCAAGTTCTGTTTTAACATCTTCAGAAAGCTCTTTCTTAATATCATCTACTTCATCTTTTGTAGCATATTCTTTATTAAGATTTGCAGTAATATTTCCATCAGCATCTTCTGTAAAAGATATATCGTCAGAATCTTTTAAAATGCTTGAAACATATTCTCCTATAAATGATCCGCCAGCATTGATGACAAGATTTTTATCATCATCTTGGGTAAGATAAATGCCTTTACCAGCTTTTACGTTTGTAAGACTTAGTTTCGAGTCTAATAAAGCGTCTGATTCAGATTTTGTGTAAACGTTTACTTTCTTTGCATAAACATCTTCAAGAGAATCGATTTTATCTTCAAGACTTGTCTTTAAGAAACCGATTTGTGAATCTTCTGCGAAAATAGCTTCAGCTTCTTCTTTCGTATAGACTTTACGTAATATTTCCGTAATAATATACTGGGCTTTAGAATCGAGTTCATCCATATCAATGAACTTATCTTCTGCCTCATCTTTTGTATAAACAGTTGAAGCATCAGCTTTTTCTTCAACTTTATCAACAAGTAATGCTACTTTTTCAGATAGCTGTTCAATAAGAGTTGTATCGGCAACAATGTATGGTAAATCATTCCAACGATGAATACCGTCACCAATTTTGATTTTGTTGGTATCAATTACGAAACCGATTTCACCTTCTGATAAACGTGGGTTTACTGTAATCCATTGATCTAATGTATCACGCCTTACCTGTAGTTTAGTAGCCATCTTATTATTCTCCTATGGTAAGATCTTCGTTTTCAACCGAAATAACTTCCTCAACAGTAATAGCAGGAGCGGTTTCTTCAATGGTCATTTTTTCAAAAGACCAACCTAATGGAGCACCTGAATTTCTTGTACCAGTTACTTCATTGCTATCTCTAGATGCTTTTGTTTCAAAGTATTCAACTAACGAAGTGCTTTCTTTTAAAGCATTCTGAATAAGCTTTTCAATAGCTTTTTTGCCCTTAAAGATTACTCGACCATCTTTGAGTTTTTCGATTTCTTCATCTTCAGCATACTCAGACTCATCTACCTCAACCCATAAACCATCAGCTTGTGTATAAGCTAATTTGAATGAAATAGAAGAAGCAACAGTTGTTGGATCATCACCAGTTGTTTCAATGTCGAACATTTGGTTAAGACCTTTTGATAATGCTTGACTAACTTTGAAGAATCTAACCAATGATTTAGCTTTCTCTTTAAAGACTTCAACGTTTTCAGAAGCGGTGTTATATGTATCATCTTCAAGAAATGATTTATAATCGCTTGCTTTATGACTATCGATTTTTCCACCGTTTATTGAAACTGAATAAATCTTTGTTCCATGAATCATTCTTCAATCCTTTTTGTTATCCCTTTCCTATAACATTATTTATGAGGAAAATAAAAAACGGCTTGGGATAATTTAATCTCAAACCGTCTAATAAAATCATTTACTACTATCTTTTTGTAATAATGATTTTATCTTTAATACTTGAGCCAAAGATTGCGTTATATGATTGTTTTAAGATCATTTGGATATCTTCTGATGAAGTATCTGTGTCAATCAATGACATATAAGAGTGAGCACCGATGATTTCGGTAAACGTTCTCTTGTTTATCCATTTAGGTCTATGTTTGTCATAAACCAATGATGTCACAACATAGTGTTTAAGACCAAACTTTTTAGCTAACTCTTTATGAACAGGATTTTCATAAAGCTTGTAAGCCAATGTTTGAGAATCTTCCCAAGCTTGCTTTTCAGCAGGTAGTGGGATGACATCATTATTTGTCCAGCAGAATTGGTATTTGTCGAAAATGACATCACATAGACTTTTGGACGATTTCTTGGAAGTTAGCGGATAACTACTATCTTCATATCTGTTGAAAACAACATAGGATGAAGCAATTCTATCTTGTATTGAACTTCCTCTCGCTTCGTGATAGATGTTTAATGCCAAGCATTCTACATCTTCCCTTTTGCTTTTTTCCAACATCTTTATTTCGGATGATATCAGATTGGCTTGTTTAAGCTTTTCCAATATTGCCCTTTTCTTTTGTTCTTGTATATAGTTGACCTGAACATTAGTTGAAGTCTTTGTTCCAGAAGTATTTCCAAGAGTAATACTTGGAGACAACAAGATAAATCCAGATAAACAACAAGCCCAAAATAGTTTCAATATTGCCATATTCACCTTTTAAGTTGTTGTACGACATTTATTTATGTACATTATTCAGTAAGTGCTGTCAAGTAAAAAATTGGTAAATAATCATAAACGAGATATTAAGGCTTAAATACTATGGATAAATCATTGATTTTCTTACACCCTGAGGATAGAATACTTGCGTCAAATGATGGACAAGTGTTTGTAAAAAGCGGTAGTGAATGGAAAGCTACTACTGCAACACTCTATAAATCAGAGAAAACGTATCCGACAACAGAGGGTATAGCAAATGATTATTACGCAAAGTATTTGAAAAAATTCAATCATTTCATTTATTCGGAAGATTTTACTCAAGATGTTTGGAACAAGACTAACATAGGCTTGAATTCAGAGCCTTCAATAGTCTTTCCTAAATCATCGGTAACAAAGATTACGCCGACAAAAACTTCTAAAAAGCATTCAATGACATATTGTTTCACAAATGATAGGAAGAGCTATATGACGTTTAGCCTTTATGTAAAGCCTAATGAGTTAAAACGTATAAAGCTAGGTCTGTCAGACTTTAAGGAAACGTATAGTGTAGAGGCTTCATTCAATTTTTCTGATGAAACTTATAAAACACATTATTCATCTTCTGGTGGTGCTATAACTAGTGCAAAAACAAGAATTCAGCCGATACAGATAAACTATGTTGACGGATCGTTTTTTAAATACTATAGGGTATGGTTGACGACTAAGTTTCCTAAAGCATTGAGAGTAAATGCTTATATAACTTTGCTGGATAATGATGGTAATGAAGAATTTATCCCAGACGATGTTTCACATGGTTTGTTCATAAATGGTGCTCAATTAGTTATGGATGATGTTCCTGAAGACTATATTGATACTGATGGAGAATTTAAATCATCATTGTACCTAGAGCATTTATATCGTAAGATGGATGACTCGTGGGAAATCATTGACAACAATTTGATCTATGCTGATTTGGATGATGATATAAGCTCTTTAGGTGAAGACGGTGATGTGCTGGTTACAGGTGGTTTGGTGAAGATTGGACCTGCTATGAGAGCCGGAACATCATCGACCGTAAATGTTTTCCATAGACCGGTTGGAACAATCAGATACTCAAAGGTTGACAAAAAATGGTATGTTCAAGGCTTACCTACAAAAGAGTATAGCCTACAGTATAAAGTATCTTCCCCATCATATAGAGATGTTGCGATGGCGATGACTTTACATCAAAGCATTTATTCAACATATTCAAGATGTTGTGGTTACAAAGCTTCTCATAAATTTGGTGTCAATAGCGGTGGTAACTATAACGATTGGGATAAGTACCATATCAAGCCATAATAAATAGGTGTAGAACGATTATTTAAGGGATTATACAATGGCTGAAATAAGTAGAAATACCTGTGAAATTTGGATGAAGCAGAATCCTGTCTTAGCATTGGACGTTATCGGTTATGATACGACACACGATCGTGTTAAAATCGGTGATGGTGTACATTGCTGGAACGATTTGGTCTACATAGATTCACGCTTCAATGCTGATGATATTATTGAAACAATTGCTGATATTACTGAAACACTATTACCTAAAAAGGCTAATGCTTCAGAGGTTTATACAAAAGACGATATTGATCGAAAAAACTTTGTAACCGCAAGAGAACTCGGTTCAAAAAACTATATGTCCAAAGATGAGGCAAGAATTGAATTTCTACCTTTTGGTGCAGTTGATGGACTTGTTACTCGTAAAGATTTAATTTCTGCTAACTATGCCAACAAATCAATGCTTGAAGATAAAGCAGATAAATCAGAGGTTTATACGAAAACTGATATTGATAAAAAGCTTTTAAACATCATTTGTCATGATCATAAGAATAAACCATCTGGTATTCCATGCCCTCATAATGATTCAGTAAATGATTCGGAAAAGCTTTCAGAAAACAGTTCAACAGAAGAACCTTGTAATGCTTTATTTGATAGCATTTACACAAAAGGTGAAGTGGACACGTTTTTAGAAAAGAAAGCTGATAGACGTTTTATTCATCAAGCTTTATCATTAAAAGCTGATACATCATACGTTGATGGAAAGCTTGAATCAGACTATTACACGATTACTGAAATCGACAATATAGTAAAGACTTTAACAGGAAGTGATATTTCATCATTTGTTACAAGTGAAGAATTAGAAACCCTTAATAAACGTCTTGAAGAAGATTATTATTCCAAAGCTGAAGTCGATGATATAGTAAAGACTTTAACAGGCGTTGAGATCACATCATTTGTTTCGAAAGATGATTTTGAAGCGTTGAATGAAAGCCTTGATGTAAAGGCTGATAAAGACGCTGTTGATGAAGCTTTATCATTAAAAGCTGATAATGAAACGATTACTAAAGCTTTGGAAGAAAAAGCTGATAAATCGTCTGTTGAAAAAGCTTTGGAAGAAAAAGCTACTAAGTTATCCGTTGAATACAAGGCTGACACAATATGGGTCGAAGATGAACTCAAAAAACTTCAAGACCAAGTTGACATGACATATTCTTCTGAAATCCTTGATACCAAACTCGATGCTATCAATACAACTGCGATCGAAGCTAAAAAGATTGCAAATGATTGTACTGCAAACGTTTCAAATAACTACGTTTTGAACTCAACCTTGACTGAAAACGTTAAACAACTCGATGATAAGATATCAACTATTGGGAATACTCTAAACTCCTTGATCCAATTGCTTATTGAAAAAGGTGTTATCGCTAAAGGTGAACTCAAATAATTTTTGGTAAACCGTATCACTTAGAGGCTGTCAATTTGGCAGCCTTTCTTTTATTATTGACATAAACCCTTTGAAAATGTTATTGTACATCATTCTTAAAAAAGCTATAAAATCAATGCTGTAATGGAACGCATTTGGATAAAGCTTAAATGAATGAATTAAAGAAAAGGCTAATAAATAGTGTTAGACTTTAAATATCAAGAGGAATTATAAATGATTAGAGTTGATTTAAAAACTGTGCTTTTTGATAAAAAAGCCAATTGGGAAAAGAATAATCAAGTAATGCCTAAAGGTATTCTTGCTTATGAAATCGAAACCCAGAAAGTTAAATTATTTGATGGTGATCATTCATACAAAGACCTAGAATATCTTGGTGGTGAATGTATGGGTGTTCAAAGCTATTCGGAATTAGGTGGAAAGCCTGTTCTTAATGGTGTTACAATTGATGGCGAATTATCATTAGCCGATTTAGGTATTCAGCCAGCTGGAGAATATGCTCTTGCTTCTGAACTAGCTACAAGCGTTTCAGCTGAAGAATCAGCTCGTGCAGTAGCCATTTTAGCTGAAGAAACAGCTCGTAAAGATGCTGATGATGCTGAAGTTACAGCTCGTAATGAAGCCATTGTTACTGCAGTTGCCGCTGAAGCACAGGCTCGTTCAGATGGTGACACCGCCGAGGCTGAAGCTCGTACATCAGCCATTGCTACTGCCGTTGCCGCTGAAGCACAGGCTCGTGAAGAAGGTTTAGCACTTAAAGCCAATACAACCGATGTCGCCGCTGACAAAGCTGAATTAGTTGCAAGCATTGCTACAAAGGTTTCTTCAGAATCATATGATACTGATAAAGCTACATTCGCTACATTAGCTGGTGTTGCCGCAGACAAAGCTGAACTAGTTACAAGCATCGCTACAAAAGCTAACGCTGATAGCGTTTATACAAAATCCGAAGTTGATGGAAAGCTTGCCGCTGTTTATCATGTAAAAGGTTCTGTTGCAAATTATGCTTCTCTACCTGCCGATGCCACAGTTGGTGATGTTTATAATGATGCTGAAACTGGTTCTAACTATGTATGGACAGAAGAAGGTTGGGATAAACTCTCTGAAACAGTTGATCTATCTGGCTATTACACAAAGATCGATACTGATGCTCTACTTGCTCTAAAGGCTAACGAAGCCGCTTTCGAATCACTTGAAGCTATTGTCTCACAGAAAGCTGATGCTTCAACTGTCGGCACATATAAGGCGGAACTGGACGCAAAGATTGCAGCTGAAGTCGCTAACCGTGAGCAAGCAGTAGCTAATGAAGCCGCTGTACGTATTTCTGACATTGCTGCTGAAGCACAGGCTCGTCAAGATGCCGATGAAGCTGAAGCCGCTGAACGTGTTGCCGCTGTTGCGGCTGAAGCACAAGCCCGTGAATACGCTGATGGAGCTGAAATTACAGCTCGTTCAGAAGCTATCGCAGCTGAAGCTAAAGCTCGTCAAGATGCCGATGAAGCTGAAGCTACAGCTCGTTCAGAAGCCATTGCATCTGAAACACAAGCTCGTCAAGATGCTGATGATGCTGAAGTTACAGCTCGTAATGAAGCCATTGCAACTGAAGCTCAAGCTCGTAAAGATTCAGATAAAGAACTTAGTGACGCCATTACAGCTGAAGCTACAGCTCGTAATGAAGCTGATGAGGCTGAAGTTACAGCTCGTGATGAAGCTATTGCCGCAGCTATTGCTTCTGAAGTTACAGCTCGTAATGAAGCCATTGTTGCTGCTAAAGATGAAATAACTGGTTCAGTTAATGAGGCTCTCTCAAATCAGGCCACAGATCGTGCTGGTGCTATTGCGACTGAGTCCAACGCTATTCGTAGCGATGTCGCTTCCACATATGAAACCAAAGAAGATGCGGCTTCAAAGAAATCTGATCTCGATTCAGCCATTGCTGATGAGGCTTCTGCTCGTGCCACATTACAGGCAACCGTTGAATCTCAAGCTGCAACAATCTCCGAACTACAATCATCTGTCGCCGAATTGAGTGCCAGTGTTTCAGTTCTACAGGAACTAGTTGAAGCACTCCGTAGCGGTAGTCAGATTGTTGAGCAGGAAGAATCTGAAACAGCCAGCAACATTTCAGTAACATCTGACAGTGTTGTAGTGCTTAATGAAGTTCCTTCTGAAAAAGATGGAGAATCATCTGTAGCTAATACAGTAACAGGTGAAGAATCTAATGTAACAACGACTGGTGGTACAGTAGAAAGCTCGATTTTAAACATGACAGCAACAGGTGATGATGAAACAACCGTTGAGGAGTAATAAAGATGAGACATAATATTAAAATTGTTGGCTTAAAAACTTCTGGTAAATTATTACAAAAGGCTAAAACTGCTTCTGGGGCTACAAAGTCCCAGAATGCACAGCATTCCATTAACTGTAATGGTGATGTTGTTATTCGTGATTGTTCTTTTGATCAAGATGGTTATAACTGTTTAGAGATCGGTTTGAATAAAGCCTATAATCCTTCTAACGTAACCATTGAGAACTGCAATTTCACAGGATCTTTGTCAAATAATGCTATTCTAATATTTGGTACACAAGATAATGCAACAATTACCATTAAAAACTGCACTTTCAAAGACGTTTCAAATGCTGTTCGTTTATCGAATAAGACAAATGCTACAGGCATTAATGTTGTTTTTGAGAACTGCAAGGTTGAATCTTGGGATAAAACACCTGCTTGGGCTGGTTTCTTAATCCTTGAAGACTATACAACCAAGTATGTCAGTGCTGATGATTGTGCAGCTACAGCCAACCTATTCGCTCCAGAAAAGATGCAAATTACTTTCAAGAACTGTTATGGTCCTTATGGTAAAATCGAAGGCGATCCAAAAGATTTCTGTTCAACCGTTGACACAGAATCTCAGATCGTTTATATCTGGAACAACTATGAAAAGGCTGGTAACAAATCTGCTACCGTAGCTTATGATGAAACACGTTTTCCAAAGATTGTTTGTGAATAAATCATTGAATTAACGTAATAAAATGAACGATTGTCGTAAATGATAGTCGTTCATTTTTTATTGACAACATTATTGAGATCGTCTATAAATAACAACAAAATGGCTTTTTAAGGAATAAGAAAAATGAAAATTTCTGGAATCATAACAATGACAGTATCACTGGTTATATCAGTTGTTTCAGCATATTGTACAGTTGTTGGTATGGGTAAAGTCTTTGCTTCAGCAGCTTACGTAACGATGTTCATAGCTTCTGTTATCGAGGTTGGACGTGTTGTTTTGGTATATGACCTACACCACTATTGGCATGATTTAAGATTCTTCCAAAAAGTTCCAGGTGTTTGTATGTTATTGATTGCTATTTGTTTATCAGCAATGGGTATTTTTGGGTTTATGAGTAATGCTCACTCACAAAGGACTCAAGAAGTTGTTCCTATTGAAATGGAAATCACTGAAAAACAACAACAAATAGAAATTTTAGAGCAAGCCATTAAGGTAAATGAAGATCAGCTCAAGCAGTATGATGGTAAAGCCTTTAACAAATACACCGAAATGGGCTATGTAACTAAAGCCGTTAATCTGCAAAAAGAACAACAACAATTTACGAACAAGCTTTATGATGACAATCGTGAAAAACAGCTTGAAATTACGAAGCTTAACCAAGAGATTTTACTGTTAAAGCTTTCAGCGGAAAAGAAAGCTCCAACATTGGCTCACTTAAAGTATTACGCAAAACTGTTTAACGTAGATAATGATACGGCAATTATTATCTTCATCGTTATGATAATGCTTGTATTTGATACGTTAGCGATGTATTTGATGATCACAGCTGATTGGATAAACAGTTCAACCAAGCCTTTAGGTAAACCTTTTAGAAACGATACACCTCAAATCGTTCAGGATAAGGTTTTTGACGAGCGTTTAGAAACGATTACTAAATCATTGAAATCATTGAGAGAAACGATAGAAAACAATCGTCAGGTAAATGATAGAGAAAATGATATGAAATCGTATATACAAGACGCTTTAAGTAAAGGCTTTACGTCAATGTCCAGTGAAAAGGATTACATAAAGGATGGTATGAAATCGTTGATTGAAACGATACAGGGTGAATTATCGAAAATAAGCAATAATGATAATAAATCGTTGATTGAACGATTAGACAAGATAGAAGAAAAATTGTTGAAAAATAATATTGACAATAATGAAGAAAGTGATATACTTCTAGACAAGATAACGGAAGCGATAGATAATAATGCTGATGTTATAAACTCCGAGAGATTCTCAACCATGTTAGAAGAAAATCCCGAAGTTTTACGAAAACTGAAAATCGTTTATAAAAACGATAATAAAGTTTTGAAAAAACTTAATAAATTTTGATTTAAAGTGAGGATAAATGAGCTATAAGACATATAATCCAAATCGTTCAGGAACAACGATTTATGTATTTGATAATGATATCAGTAAAGCTCTAAGTCGTTTGAAGCATGAAACTGCCTCATTGATGAAAGAGTTGAAAATGAAACGTTATCATGAACCGAATACAGCTAAAAGACGCAGAAAACTTAAAGAAGCGATTTCAAGAGAAAGAGCTAAAATGCGTAAAATGGAACTGTATTCTTAATAAATATCTTTGCAACAAAATGCAAGCAATTTAATATGAAACCAATTTTTGAAAACAAGGAGAAATAAAATGGCATTATCTATTGAAGAATTACGTGCAAAAGAAAAAGCAAGAGCTGCACAATCAACCTCGAATATCGGATCATCAATCTTTCAATTTTCATCTTTAAAAGCTGGCGAAAAATATCGTATTCGTTTTATTGACGATGGTGATAAAGAAACACAGAATGATGTTTTCTGGAGAACACATTGTAGTCGTTCATTGAAGTTTGGCTCACTTCGTTTAGCAAATGGTGAAGTTGTAGCGAACACGACTTATGTAAGTGTTCCGGCATTTAACAGAAAGCCAGGTGATGACAAGGATTTCGAAAACGATTACACCTTGCCTGACAACTACGTATACACGTCAAAAGACGATGTTATCAACACTCGTATTAAACCGTTGTGGGATGGAACGCAAGAAGGACGTGACAACTACAATCGTTTTGCAAGAAGTGTTAAACGTATCTTTCAAGGGTTTGTAAGAAAACCTGGTGAAGAACCAAAGCTTTACAGATTCTTGATTAACAAAGACTTATTCAAAATCATTCATTCTTACATTGACGATGATGAAATCAATGCAAATCCTTGTGATGTTGAAAACGGTCGTGAATTTATCTTAAATGTTACTGAAAAGACTGCTAATATCAATGGTCATTCTGTAAACGTTAAAGACTATTCGTCATCAAAATGGTCTTCAAATGTATCTCCTCTTACGGCTGAAGAAAGAGAATATCTTGCAGAACATAGCTCATATGCTTTGAAAGACTTTATTCCCTCAAGACCTTCTATCGAACAAGAAAAGGTTATGCTCGAAATGTTTGATGCAGCATATATGGATCAACCATATGATGTAGCTAAATGGTCCAAAATTTTCAAGCCAAACAATGTTAGCTTTGATGAAGCTGGAAACATTAAAGACGTTAAATCAAGCGGTGCTATGAATGCTCCTAAAACCATTCCTCAAGCTCCTGTAGTTACACAGCGTGAAGTCAAGATTGACGCTGAGCCAGTCGTACAAACAATGGAAATGTACACAGCCGCTCCTGTTCAAACAGCTCAGCCAGTTGTTCAGGAAACACCTGCTGCACAGCCAACAGCTACGGCATTTGCTAATGCGATGGATCCAGAGCAACTCGCTCAAATCCTTGCTGCTTATCAGAAACAGCAGGCTGCTCCAGCTACACAGCCAACAGCTACACAGCTGATCAATGAACACAGCGAAACTGTTACTGGTCAAGATGGTAATGAGGTTATTGGAAATCTTATGAGCAGATTTAGCAACTAATATTTCATAATTACTTCCTAAAGGGGTGGGACAAATAATCTCACCCCAATGTTTTAATAAAGGTTTTCTAATGTTAAAGTTTCCACCAATAATTACTCACGCTTATTTGGTTCTAACCAATGGTTGCAACCTTCGTTGCAATTATTGTTATTGTAAAGAACGAGATAAAAATGATGAAATGCCCTTCGAATATGTAGAAAAAATTAAGAAAGCATTTACCTGCTATAATAAGCCTCGTATAATTTTTTTTGGTGGGGAACCTTTAATTAAGATAGATCTAATGAAAAGGATTGTCGAATCTTATAAAGACGATTTTGTGTTTCAAGTTGTTACTAATGGAACTATTAACCTACATCGTTTTGTAGAAGAGATTTATAAACCTTATAGGAAAATCTTTGACGTACAGGTTTCGTGGGATGGTAATAAAACGACCCGTAAAATGTTTTCCGGTAAAGAATCTAATGACATCGTTTATGAGAACATTTTAAAAGAGCTTCAAAATGGAGCAAGCTTTGAGGGTAGATGTGTTTTGAGTGACGATTCAGTAAATTCTTTCTATGAAACATACCTAACGTTTAAGGAATTAAATCATCAATATCGTTTTGGTGGAGATTTTACAATCGCTCATGTACCATCTTTTAGTGAATCATATAAGACTGTTTTAGGGCAACAGTTAGAAATGATTTATGAAGATATGCGTAAAGAATTGTTTTCAAAGGATTTTTATGGAGTACCGTTTATTATGAAAACGATAGTAAACGTTTTACAGAAAAGACCTGTTATATCTTGTGACATTGGAACGTGTATAGTCGTTAAACCAAACGGTGATTTATATCCTTGTACAATTCTTTCTCAACAAGCTGAACGATTTAAGCTCGGTAACATCAATGATGATATTGATACAGAGATTATCACTAAACTAAGATCACCAGCTTCTTGTCAAAAAGATTGTCCGGTAAAATCTTTATGTGATGGTGGATGTAGATATGAGCGTATCCTAAATTTTGGTGAATATTGGCATGAAAGTATTTGTGGTCATACTTGTGGAATATATAACGAAATATTTAACAGAACAAACGCTTTTCTTAAATCCTTGACACCTGAAGAATCTGATAAATTGTTTACCTATTTGGATGAATACAACTTATGGAGCATAGATTATGTAGATGGTATAACCGATAATAGTAAACGGTTGTATAAAGAATAATGGAGAAAATAAATGAAGAATGGACTTAAAGAATTATTGATAAAATGGATAATGCGAAACAAAATCAATAAAACGAAAGAATTATTGAAAAAATGGGTAGCAGAAGCAAAGAATAAAATTGACAATGATAGTAACAATGATGTAAAGTAAAGCAAACATTGAGGAGATAATATATGAAACCAATAGATTTGAGTAAATTTCAAAAAACTATCACAAAGAGTTTAGACAATATTTCCGTTGGATTTACTGATCCAAAAGTATGGATTCATACTGGTAACTATGCCTTAAACTATCGTGTATCTGGAGATTTTAAGAAAGGGTTTCCACTTGAAGGAAAGATGACCCTACTTGGAGGCGAGTCTGGTAGTTGCAAAAGTTTCATTGCTTCGGGGAATATTGTTAAATGGTGTCAAGATAATAATGTTTTACCAATCATCATTGATACTGAAAATGCTCTTGATGAAAAATGGATGAGAAACTTTGGCATTGATCCTAATGGATACATTATGAAAATCTCTGCATCGTTACTAGATGATATTGCAAAAGTTATGTCCGACTTTTTGAAAACATATAAAGACGATTATAAAGATTGTGATTATGATGATAAGCCTAAAGTATTGTTTATCATTGATTCTTTAGGTATGGCTATTACGCCAACTGATGAAGAACAGTTTAACAAAGGCGATATGAAAGGTGACTTAGGTCGTAAGCAGAAACAGATTTATTCTATCTGTCGTAACTTCCTTGCTTCTTGCGGTAATGAACCGATTGGTTTACTTTGTACACAGCACACATATGCCTCGCAAGACATTTTTTCACCAGATGCGATTATTAGTGGCGGTAGAGGACTTGAGTTTACACCAAGCGTAATCATCGTATTAAACAAACGCAAATTGAAAGAAGATGAGAATGGTGTAAAAACATCTGAAGTCAAAGGCGTTAAGGTAGATGCTATGGTTCGTAAAACACGCTATACTCAACCATTCCAGAAAATCACCTTTAATGTTCCTTGGGATACTGGTATGAACCCTTATTCTGGACTTTTTGATCTATTTACCGAATCGTTGACATACAACGGTAATCCGATTATTAGCAAAGAAGGTGCTTACTGCTCATATTACGACCTCAAGACTGGTGAAAAAGTTTGGAAAAAGTATCGTAAAGAAATTACTAATGAAGATTATGACAGAATCATGAACGATTATATGGAAGTAACTGCTTCTGATGTAAATAATGACGTTAATGATACAAAGGAATAGAATAAAATGGATGCAGAAGAAATTTGGGGATTATGGCTATCATTAGAGAGCTATATCAATAAAAAAGATACGGAAACAGCAATTGGTTGTTTGCTGGACTATCTTTTAGAGTATGATTTTGAAGAATTTTCAGTATTAGCAGAATTGGCAGAACAAGATGAGGAGTTTGATTTTGCTAAAATTGTAAAAAAATTCATTAAATACAATGGATTAGATGAAGAAGATTATTAGAGGAAAATAATTTAATGTCAAACTACTTGCAGATGATTAAGGATAATGCTAATTCAATCACAGCCGTATTAGAGCATTTTGAAGAAGAATACTTAAAGGGAAAAGAGGAGATAAAGATCAAAGGAAAGCTTATTGATTGCATCTCTCAGCTACCTTGCCTTTATGAACAAAGGTTTGCTCAATTACAAGAGCTAGAAGCTATTTTAGGATTCTTTGAAACAAAGATGAAAAGCATTAAGTCAAGTCTTTATCAAAAGCTTGTATCATCATCTGCAAGGGCATTAAACTCAAATGATGTAAAGATGTACATAGATGGCGATAAAAACGTCGTAGAGATACAATTAGTGATAAACGATATAACTCTCACACGGAACAAATTCATCTCTCTGACAAAAGGTTTTGAGGCAGGAGAGTATATGTTAAACAATATCACAAAGCTTCAATGTGCAGGGCTTGACACAATCATCATTTAGCTCAATATCCTAATAAATAATCTACAGATAATGAAATTAATCGTTATCCGTTATGATTAATAGGAGAATATAATGGGAAGACCATTAAGAAAAGACGTATTAGAAACTATGGGTTTAGTTGCTTCAGGTAAAGTATTAGGTGCCCAGTGTGGTTTCAACAAGTATCTAGTAAAGGATACTGATGAAGTTGTCACATTATCTGACAAAGAAGATTTAGAGAATGGAATGGTTGTTTTGACAGTTAAAGGACAGCCTGTTCTTAAAATCTTACGTAACATTATGCAGTTAAAGGATGGCTTTGTTTCTTATCAGTTAAATGATGAAGGCAAAGTTGTTATCGATGGTGAAGTATTAACTTTTGGTGAAGCTTCTACAGAGGAAGTTAAAGAGCCTGTTGAAGAAGAGGCTGAAGAATCCGAAGAAAAAGCTGAAGAAGAAGTTGTTGAAGAACCATCTGACGAAGAAGTTGTTGAAGAACCATCTGAAGAAGTTGTTTCCGAATAATTATTGACAACGATTTAATTAAAGGCTATATTGAACCTGACTTGAAAGAGTTAGGTTCTTTTTTATTTTAGAGGAAAACGATTTATGACAGAAAGAGTAGCAAAATTTGAACAGATTAGCCTTAAACAATGGGAAGAAGAAGGTTTAAACGAAAATGATTATGAGAAAATCATTTTACCAAAGCGTGGAACATCAAAAGCTGCTGGATATGATTTCATTACACCATTTCCATTAAAGCTTTTACCAGGAGAATCTACTGTAGTAAACACGGGTATTCGAGCCAAGATTAAAGATGGTTGGGTATTAGCATTGTTCCCAAGATCAGGGTTAGGCTTTAAGTACAAAACACGTTTAGCCAATACATGTGGAATCATTGATGCTGATTATTATGAAGCATTAAATGAAGGACATATCAAGGTTAAGCTATGTAACGAAGGTAATGCCACCCTTGAGCTAGAAGCAGGTAAAGCATTTTGTCAAGGTATTTTCTTACCGTTTGGCATTACAGAAGATGATGAAGCAGATGGTGTAAGAACAGGTGGATTTGGTTCTACTGGTAAATAGTAATAGCAAAGGAGATAATATATGAAAGCTTATGCATATGATGACGATGGTTATTACATTGGTGAGAGGGATTGTCAGCTCGATCCATTGGAAACAGAACAACAGGGTAAAGAAGTCTATCTTCTCCCTGCAAATGCAACATTTAGTGCACCTTTAGATCCACAAGAAGGTTGCAAGATTAAATACGTTGGCAAGGCATGGCAGTATGAAGCCATTCCAGTTGAAGAAGAACCAGTAGAACCTGAACCAACTGAAAAAGAATTGATCGAAAGAGAGATCAGTGATCTTAAAGATCAGCTAGCAGAATCTGATTACAAGACATTGAAATATGTTGAGGGTCAGATTGATGAGAAAGAGTTTGAGGAAATCAAAGCAGAAAGACAAGCTTTAAGAGATAAGATTGGTGAACTTGAAGAAAAACTCACAACTTTGGAATAAACAGAAATAAGAGGGCATAAGCCCTCTTTTTCTTACCATTTTGAAATGCTTTTAATAATCTTTTCATAAATCGTTTTCAAGATTGCGGAAATACCTTTTGCAAGCATTTCATCCATAGATGCTAAGAAGGTTATTAACATCTTATTCAACGATGATAAAAGATTGATAGAGCATTCATAAAAGATTTTAATAAACGCTATAAGAGCAGATTTTATTTTCTTAAACGATTCTTTACTAATCTTTTTCATGCTTTCCCAAGACTTTACAGACAAGTCTTTAAGAGCATTTAGTAAAGATTTTATTTGTTCTTTCATTACCATAACTCCTTCAAATTCCTCATTATTTATCATTTTCGAAAATTTTTTGAAAAATGTTCTTGACAATCATTTGGAATAAAGCTATATATAAATCATCAAGTGAGATTGATAGTTATAAATAATCGTGAAAATGATATTATCTAAACTTATGGGGGAGTAGACTACTAAAGAGATAGCCGAGTCTGTAAAACTCGTGTCTTCGGACCCGCTAGGAGCGTTACCTAGATCCCCCACCATTATTTAAAAATCTTTTTTCAACAAAATATTTCAGGAGAAATAATATGCCAATGGAACCTCATAAGAAAACCTTGGAGGAAATCGCCTTTAACAAACGTTGGGGTAAACTCTCTAAGTTAAATCCTTCTACTACAAACCTTTCTTCAAGCATTGGTAAAGCACCTAAATGCTCTACAAAGGTTAAAACGGAAAAGGTGGTTGAGACTTCTTCTAAAAAGAAGAAGTAGATAAAGAGTTTCTATTAAACGTTGTAGGCTAAATTACCCCTCGTAATCATTACGTAAAGATGATTTAAGAAAAATAATTTGATAAATGTTTCTAAACGATATATACTCATAATATAAATCATTTAAGGAATAACGTTGTATTATTTAATATATCAAATTACCAATAATATCAATGGAAAGATATATGTTGGAAAACACCAAACAACCGATAAAAATGATGGTTATATGGGTTCAGGAAAGCTTATAAGACGAGCAATGAACAAATATGGTAGCATAAATTTCAGTAAAACCATATTATATGAATGTGACTCGTTAGAAGCTATGAACAGAAAAGAAGCGGAAATTGTTAATGAAGCATTTGTTCAACGCCCTGACACATATAATATGAAAGTTGGTGGTGATGGTGGCTTTGATTATATTAACACCGTTCTAACTCATGAAGATCGTCAAAAAATCGGAACAATGGGTTCAGATGTTTTTAAAGAAAAACTTAAAGATAAAGAATATTATGCTAAGTGGCATGATAAATTTATAGAAAACTCATTTACAGAAGAGGTTAGACAAAAACGTGTAGCAACGTTTAAGAAAAACTATGTTAAAGAGAATAGTTTTTGGTATGGACGTAAACATACTGAAGAAACAAAACAAAAGATTGGTAACGCTACCTCAATAGCACAAGCTGGTAATAAAAACTCTCAATATGGAACTTGCCTTATTAATAAACCAGAACTTCATCAAACCAAACGTATTCATATAGATGAATTACAAGAATGGTTAGATAAAGGATGGATAAAAGGAGCTGTGTATGATTGGGAGAAATACGAAGCCAAACAAGAAGAGCTTAAACAGAATGCTTTACTAAACGAACAAAAGCAGAAAGAAACTATAGAATATTATACTAAATTATATGAGATATATAGTAATGTAGGTTTTGAAGAGTTAGTGAAAGAAACTGGTTATAAGCATTCTCAACCAAATCTTGTAAAACAGTTATTCAAATATGTGAAAGAATTTGTACCTCAAAATGGTAAAAAGCGAGGTAAAAAATAATTTGATAAATGTTCTTGACAAATCGTTTTGAAAATGATAGAAATAAATCATCTTGAAACGATAGCTATAAAACATTGTAAATATGAGTGATACGCCGCTTTAGCTCAGAAGTAGTAGCAGCTGTTTTGTAAACAGCAGGTCGGGATTGCAAAATTCTCAAGCGGCACCAGATATGGTCCCTTCATCTAAACGGTTAGGATTCAAGATTTTCATTCTTGCCACATGGGTTCAAATCCCGTAGGGACTAAATTTCGGAATATAGTTCAGCCTGTTAGAACGCTTGCTTTGGGAGCAAGATGTCGTTGGTTAGAATCCAGCTATTCCGACCAGTATTGGAAAAGTGGCAGAGTGGTTTAATGCACCTGACTTGAAATCAGACGGAGGCTTATGGTCTCCCTAGGGTTCGAATCCCTACTTTTCCTCCATTTTCGTAAGTCATTGATTTTACATCATTTTTTGCAGGTATAATAAACCAATGACTTACACAATTTTTTAAACGATATAAAGGACGATTGGCAGAGTGGCTCATGCAGAGGACTGCAAATCCTCGTACATCGGTTCAATTCCGGTATCGTTCTCCAAAATTAGTATGTTATACATTTTAACATTTATAAGATGTGAGATTGGCCTAGTGGTTGGGCAGCAAACTGTTAATTTGCCTTAGGGAGTTTCAAATACTTCATCTCACGCCATTTTTTGTAAGTCATTGATATTACATCATTTATTATAAATCATTTAAGGTCAATGACTTACATATTTTTAATAAAATGGTTGAGTAGCTCAGTTGGTAGAGCAGTGGAATCATACTCCTCGTGTCGGCGGTTCGATCCCGTCCTCAACTACCATTTTTTATAAAAAATTTTGAAAAATGATCTTGACAAACGTTTTACAAAATGTTATATATAGATCATCAAGTGAGAAATGATAGTTATAAAAACATTGTAAATAGAACGTTTCACTAAATCATAAACCTTTACGTTGGTGTGAAACATAAGTAAATGTATGATTATACATTGAAACCAATTATGATTAAAAGGGCTATCTAGCAAATCATTCATAATAGCTTTTTAATAAACCGATGAATGATAAGTGGTGTAGATAAACAAGTAATCCTAACAGTTTAACTCAAAACCGACTCAGGGTTCTTCCACGACAGGGCAATTTTTGTTATCCGTTATAATTAAAGTCCTCAAAAAATTAGTCAAAAATTCTACTTCCTTTTTTAGTGTTTCCACAAATCTTTTTCCTTTCAGCTTGTGGAATACTGCGGACGAGAGAGGATTTTAAAGAATCCTCTCTCTTATAAATAATGAAAGAAAGCTTTTATTGGAGAATTAGTTTAACAGTAAAACACCGCCCTGTCACGGCGGCGTCACGGGGGCAGCACCCGTATTCTCCGCCAAAATTTATTGTATTCGGTGGTAGCTAAACTGGTTGTAGCGGTGGTCTTATAAACCATGTCATTCATGCTGGTTCAAGTCCAGCCCATCGAACCATTTATAGCGGATTAGTGAAATGTATCACACTTGGCTCATAACCAAGAATTTCCGTATCGAGTCGGAGTCCGCAACCATTTTTTAATATAACCAAGGCTAATTTTTCATAAATTTTTTATAAATATTTGTATAACCGATAAAGGATACAAATATGAGAAAAAGTAGTACTACATACATGACCGCATATACTAGACGAAGAAAAGCTAGTATGATAAAATGTTTTGGTGGAAAATGCCAATGTTGTGGATATAATGCTTGTGATACAGCATTAGAATTTCACCATTTAAAACCTGAAACAAAAGAAATAGCACTGTCTACAACTGCTTATTCTTGGGATAGAACTGTGAAAGAATTAAAAAAATGTATAATGGTATGTGCTAATTGTCATCGTGAAATTCACGAGGGAATTAGAGAAATTGATACAGAGAAACAGTATTTTAATGAAGAATTAGCATTGAATAGCAACCCATCAGTCAACAAAAGTGACTTATATGATACTTGTCCTGTATGTGGTAAACCAAAATTACGTAGCAATAAATATTGCTCAAAACAATGTACAGGAAAAGTCAATAATAATATTACGTATGATTGGAGTAAGTATGATCTTGTTGATCTTATTGATAACAATCAAATGACTAAGTCACAAATAGCAAAAGAGCTAGGCTGTACTTGGCAAGCAGTAGATAAACGGTATAAAAAATTAAAGAAAAATAATTATTGACAATATTTTGCCAATAGTGTATAAATAATTCATCAGTAAATGATTTCTAAAATCATCTATTGGTAAATGCTTGACGGAATATTTCCAGAAAAGCATTTAATTATTGTAGTGTAATGATGTGACTGAATAATGGGTTGTCAGCCCATAAGGTATGATTAAGTCATTTGAAAAAATGATTTCTTTAGTTGCAGCATTCAATGAGCGTAAGGCTGAATTAGCGTAGGTCGTACAACCTACAGTGACGTAAGAAGTGGACAAATCGTAATTTGAACGAGCTGATGACTGTATCCACTTGAAGGTAACAAAATCCTTTCGATCATTCAATCAATGATCTGATCAATCATTGAGATCGTGGCTGAATAACGCAATTGAAATGTTAGATTTGAGAGTAGTCAGGAATCTCTCCATCATTATCTCCAAAAAGTTTGTTAGTAGCCGGTATGTGAAAGCATTCTCGAGGAGTCAAGTTTTTGTTAAATGTTCTTGCCAAAAACATTTACGTTTTTCTTATGGTCTTTTTGAGTGTTTTTTGCCCCACAGTGAAGAAAAAATGCTCATTATTTTGGGCAAGGGTCTTGTCCGTAAATGTACGTAGAGCCAGCTTTAGAATGAGCAGCAATGAAACGTATAGAGATGTCATAATCTCAGACCATTCGTGATATTTTCTCATTTTCACACTAAAGAAATGAGCTTCCGTATTGTTTGTTTTCATCCCGATAATTAATTTTATCGGGATTTTTTGTAAAATAATTATTGACAATCGTTTAATAAATGCTATAATAGCATTGTTTAATAACAAAAGGATATTGTAAAAATGTTAGAAAAACTTAAAAAACTTTTGAAAACATTGAAAGAAAAGCTTCTAAATCTTTTATTTGGAACAGATGATAAAGCTTCCGTAAATGTTTCAGATGTAGATTTTACGTTAAACGTTGAAGAAGAATCGACTAAACCAGTTGAAGAAACAACAACTGATGACGTAAAAGTTGAAAAAACAAAGAAAACTACCCGTAAAAAGAAAAAAATTAAAAAATAATAAAAAATTTTTTGAAATTTTAATAAATTTTTCATCGATCTATGATAAATCTATTATGTAAGGAAAAAATGATATGACTAAATTGAAAAGCACAATTTATTCTTATCGGAACAGATTAAGTTCGCTATGCTCATTAGTATGTTTAATTATCCTCTCGATGTTATCAATCAGGTCATCTAATTTTCATATAGTAAACAAGGAATATTAGATATGGCTTATTTAGTAGATTATCTTATATCAAAAGACTTATTAATACCTACGATTCTCGGAATTGCGGTAATAGCCGTTTTTATATGGATTCTGATGGATGATTTTCTTGGTAGCATTGTAAATGGAAATGACAAGATGTTGAAATGCAAATTTGATTGGGTAGATAAAAAGAACGGTAGTTCCTGTGAATGTGCCTTCGGAATAACACTTATAGCTTATTATTGTGACAAATCTTGGAAATCAGGCATTCGTTTTAAATTTGATGATTGTAGTAGCATAGACGAATCAAATAAGAATGTTTTTACCAAGGATCTTGAGACTTGTGAAAGTCTTGAAGAAGCAAAGAAAACATGTGAGTTATGGTTTATGAGGGAGATACTGAGCAGTATTAAAAATATATAAAAACCTTGATTTGACAGCGATAACAAAAATCCTTTAATAACAATAACTGTCAAACCGATGCCACCTAAAAATAAATAATAAAAAGCCGGTGGCACATCTTCTGAACATTGCGAAGTCGGATTAACAATAATTAAGAAGAATAAAAAGAAGATTTGGGTGATATCTAGGGGGTATCACTCAAATCGTTTGTTATACAATCATTATTAGAATAAAGGAATAAAAATGGTAAACTTAAAGAGTATCTTGAATGATACAATGAGGGTAAAATTTGACTATTACAGAGATGGATGTTTGTGGTATTCAACAATCAATGGCTTTCAATTTCCTGTAGACATTACTAATGTACACGGTTCAGCAGTTTTTAAAGCTTCAGATTTAGCTAAAAATTTTAAACATTATATCGAAAAAGAATACAATAAACAAAAGCAGTAAGAGGAATTATGAGATTGTTATATTATATTCAAACCAAGCCTTTAGATAAAGACTCTACCTTGTACGGTTATTCTTGCATTTTGAATGGTGAAGCATTTGAAACCGTTTGTGGAGTCTCTAAAGAAGGCAATGAGGCAAAACTGGTTGAAAACATTACAAAAAATATTATGGAAAAGAATAGCAAAAATACTTTAAGAACAACCATTTTATTCAAATACGAGTCATTAGACCTTGCTAAACATATGCTCTTTAATTTCGAGCATAGTAAAGAATATGATGATTTAATGAATAGGACAAAGGTCGAGGCTGGGGCTTCGCCAGCAATCTTTTTGTCAGATTCTCAATATAAACTTGACCTTAAAAAGTCTATGGAAAACTATATGGAACAATACAAATATTTCTCTAAAAAGCCTCTTGACAAATCATTTAGTAGATGATATAGTCTAATCATTACAATGGGATGATTTAATTGAAAGGCTTTAAGCAATGATTAGTGTATTAAATATTGGCGATAAAAGATTTAGCGAAGTATATAATATGAGCTATGTTGTTGAAGATATTAGAGAAAATCCTGATGGATTATTTTCTATTTCATTACTTTGGGAAGATGGTGAGCAAAACGGTTGGGTAAACGATGATTTGACGACTACTGATAAGCTTGTTGAAAGTGCTGAATAATGACCATATTCGTAACCTCTGATCTGCACTTATCCCATGAAGCAATGATAAATCGTTTTGGTAGACCGTTTAAATCAATCGAACAAATGGACGAAACTATTCTTAAACGTTGGAATGATCGTGTAAAAGAAAACGATATTGTATACGTTTTAGGAGATGTTTGTTGGGGATACAATAGCCAAAAGATTGAGAAAACCATTGGAAAATTAAATGGTATCAAACATCTTATCTATGGAAATCATGATAGACTTGGTCCTCATAAATTGTCTAAAGTATGGGCAACTATGCAACCATATCTTGATACAACCATTGAAAATAAACAAGTTGTGATGATGCATTATCCGATTGCTGATTGGCATGGAGCATATAGAAAAAGCATTCATTTATATGGTCATTGTCATGGTAACTTTGATTTAGCTTCTATTGCCCAAAATTTGCCCCATCATAACAATAGATGTATGGACGTAGGTGTTGATACCAATAATTTTTATCCCTATTCTTGGGACGAAATAAAGGCTAAACTATCCTTATAAACTTATCAAAATATTTTTTAGAACATTTAGAAAGGGCTATATAGCCCTTTCATCTATGTTTTAAGTAAATATTATTAGTTGTTATTAAAGGGGAGATTTTTATGGGATTATTTTTAAATGGTTCGTCTGTCCGAAGCATTTTGCCAACCATTTTAAATGATGGTAAAATATTGGAAGGGAACATATCCAGTAAATCATTTGTAGATGGTAATGTAGATGCTGGCTTAAACGATTCAGTAGATAATACTGTAGATAATACCGTAGATCTTAGTGGATTATATAAGTACATTTATGTTGGACAAGTTGACAAATTATCTTATGAAGAATATCCTACGAATGATATAGATGAAAGTAAAGTAATTTATACTACAACACCTACGGTTGATGCTCATTTTATGAGTGGAGATAATATTATATATGATGATCAAGGAAAAGAAATTTCATGTTCATTTAACTCTTATCCAGTTGGTCACCTCTATGTTATTATCACACATAATGATCAAAGTATGTATGTTTCAGAACTAGAATTAGCACATTGGGAAAACGAAATTATTGTAAGTACGGACTCCAATGGTTCAGCTGGAATATATAGTCCACTATATGCTTTCGGTTATATGGGATTGAGAAACACAAGTACAAACAATTTATCATATCCAAGTGCAGATAAAGTGATTTATGTTACATATCCATATGCTACTGGAGATAATGTTTATACATCATTTTACGAAGAATCTATTGAATCTGGTGAAGCATTATATGGAACCATTTATCAAATTACCACAAATTTTTCAACAAATAGTTACTCAGGAGAAGTAATCACTGTTAAACCATCTGGAGTAACAACTGTATCGAAATATGAACGTTATGGACGTCTTGAAGAATATGATGTCCATTAATAAATTAACAATTTTTAACAAAGGAGAATAAATTATGGCATTTTTTTGGGGAGAGAATGCGGTTTCAGGTGCATTTTATGATGCCAAGAAAGATGGATCAGGTGGAGATGTGATTTATGCTGTCAATGAAACTGGAAATGATCCAATTACTCCAAATCAAAAAGTTTTTGTTAGCAAACAATCTACCGAAAAAGAAATGTCCTCATCTCTTTTATAACAGGCAATTGTTGGAACTTCTTGGTATTTTGTTAGTGACGATATATTTTATGGCAGTGGTGCTGGTAGTGGATATAAAGTTACTTCCAGCCCACTAACATCAACAACGATAAACACGGTTCCTGTTTCTGGAACAACTCGTGCATATAAACTATCTGATTTTGTTTATTTGTACAATAATGATTCTGTTACATATGTATATGATAAATCAACAAATACTTATAATACTCTATTCTCAAATGCAAGCTACGAATATGTTCAAGGTCTTGGGAAGCCTAGCGATAAAGTAGTTAAACATTATTTTAATAGCACATCAGATAATTACATTAAAATATATAAAGTAGATACGAAAGATATAGGATCTACGGCTACACTAATAGCTGAAGCTACAAATTTAACTAGATCCGGAAATTATCCATCATTTTTTGGCTATAAAAGTGGTAAATTATTTGGCTATTACGGATCTTATGGCTCAACAGGAAAGGGTCAGTTTGTCGCATATAATGTTGATGAGGAATTAGGTACAATAGATTATGATAATCCAACTCTTTTTCCAACTCCTCAAATTAGTTCATCATGGTCAATAGCTCAAGTATATACATTAACGGATAATACATGTTTATTATCATGTTCTTCATCTGCATTATATCTTGTTACTATAAATGATGACTTAACTATTTCATATAAAAAGCCTTCAAGCATATTCACTGACTCAGAATTAAGTGGATTTTATAGTCAAGATTGTAAATTTAATGTTGATACGAATAGCTGGGCGTACGCTCTTAATTCTGACAAATGCATTCTTGATTTTAGATATTCAGAAGACGCTAATGACATTTATTTAAAATCATCGTTTGATGTATCAAGCTTCGCTCCAGTTGGTTCTGTGTACGCTATTACATGCTCAAATATATCTTCTTTAGGATACGTACTAGTACAGCGTGGTCAATATAGAAGTTATGCATCAGCACTATATAGCTTGGATAATTCTGTAACTACCTTTAAGGCAAAACTTCCATATGCAAAAAATTATACAGATATCTCAATCACTGGATATACAACTGGAAACACTGATGAGGAAGGGAGAATTGAAATTTCTACAGTTTTGCCACCTATATTATCTGTAGACCTTGAAACTGAAGTTGACGCAGATATTGTTGTAGAAGGAGAAGCATAATGACTATCAAAAATATTAATACATATCAAGGGTATCCAGTAAAAATTACAGTAACAAATGCTAGAGGGAAGTGGGATTATGAAGCTTTATCAACATTTGTAAATGACCAATCCTATACAATACCTATGAAAGATTATGATGGTCTGCAAACAAGCTACAACACAACAGAAGACGGAGTAAGCTACTATGCTCTATCAACGATTGCATTGCCAGATTACAGTAGCTCTAATAATACTTCACAGTGTTTAATGCCTGTTGGGCAGATTTATAAAAATATCGGTGATATTGAAGTTAACGGTGTTACTTTAAATGGTTCTACGATGTCTGATGATTATATTTTGTCTGGTTTTAGTAGTAGTAATTATGCAAGTTTAGATACAGCTTTTCCAAGTTCTATTACTCAGTTTAAGATGATTATGAAGGCAAATACTGGCTCAGAATTAACAAGCCACCACAATACATTGCTTGGACGTAAAACGTCATCGGAAGCGACATATATTATAAGATCAACCACACAGAAGTTTTCAACATATCAAAGTGGCTGGATTGATGGTACAAATGCTCTCTCAGCGAATACTGATTACTGGTTTAAGGTCGAATTAGTTGATGGATCTTACATTGGCTACACAGCGGAAGACGACGGATATACGATAGATGACGTTGAAGAAAAAGCCGCTTGGAGGCAAGAATGGACAACGACAAACAGTGCTATTGTTGGATTACAGGCAAATATCGGATATAATAGTAACGCAACTGGAGAATATTTTGGCGGTACGATTGACCTTAAAAATAGCTTAATCACCTGTAATAATGAAATCTATCTCAGTGTCTCAAAACTTAGTATGTACGGCTTATTCTATAATTATGAAGATGATGGATCAGAAAAAGAATTAAATTGTTTCTATGATGGTTCTAAATATCTATTATCGCCAGATTATAGTATTGGATCTTATACATTTTTAGGAACAGTAACAATTCCAGAACATGATTTATGGGATTATTCAGAAGGAATTTGGACTAAAAAATAGTCATAAATCATCCAACAGACAAAATGGGAGAAATATTTCTCCCATTTTTATTATTACAAGATTTAAGAATATTTTATCATAAATACTGTATATCACAGTATGGAGATAAAAATATGGCATTAATCTTTGGAAAAGATATCATTGTTCCAGAAACAATAGGCAATTCTAAAATAGACAAAATCCAAAACGAATTAAATGATAAAGCTTCTACTGATACTGTTGAAGCAATTAAATCAAGTCTAGAAGAACAGATTAATGTTAAAGCTTCTAACGATTCCGTTGAATCCATTAAATCAAGTCTAGAAGAGCAGATTATTGCTAACGCTAATCCAACAGGGACTATGCTTCCATATTCAGGGAGTTCAGCTCCAACTGGCTGGTTGATATGTGATGGATCTGCTATTTCAAGAACAACTTATTCAAAACTTTTTGAAGTTATTGGAACGACATATGGTGAAGGAGATGAATCTAGTACATTCAATATCCCAAACATGGAAGATAAGACGGTCTGGGGTGCTAGTGGGAACCTAGGTACTACTAAATCTGCTGGCTTGCCTAATATTACAGGTCAAGTAAATCTTTGTGGGGCTTGGTATGGTATTAGTTCATCAGGTGCCTTGTACACATCTGGTACATCAAATGCACCGTCTGGAAATGACACAACAGGTACAGGTGTATATTTTAATGCGAGTAGGTCTAACTCAATTTATGGTAATTCTTCAACAGTACAACCACCAGCACTTTGTTTAAATTTTATTATTAAATACTAAAAGTATTCTATTAAAAACCCTCTAATTTAAGAGGATTTAACTTCAATTATTTCAACACCAATTAAGGCATATTTGTTAATAAATCGTTTAGCAGATGCTTTATCTTCAAAGCATTTAGCGTTTACGATCTCCCTAC